TGTCTCGCCGACTTCTTCTAGGTGTAATTTGCATTTTTTACTTAACATCTTAATCTCTCGGTGCGAAATTTGCCGCACTAAACTCTAATCTATCTACAATCTTCATTGCTCTACCAATATGGTCAACAATGACAAAGCCTTCTGGGTCTGTTACTTTAAATGAACCGTCTGGCTGTTCAATAAAACTATCAATCGCTTTTATGTTTCTCATCTTTTTCTGAAACATCATTTTAACTGCCTCAGTTTTTAGATATGCACGATACATATCTGCGATTTGTGTCTTATTATTATTTATAATTTCTGAAACTTCTGATTTAGCCGCTAGTTTTGCCTGACCTGCTTTTCCTTCTGGGCCTGTTTTTAATTTTGCTACTGCATCATCAAACTTTGCTTCTAGTGAAGTTAAAAAGTCTTGTGCAAACTTATCTGCGTCTTGTTCTAATGCCTGTCCTGAACGAATTGGTGCATTAGCATGTGCCTTAATAGCATTTACTAATTCAATACCACCAATCTTTTGATTTAATGCTTTAAATGTATTAGCATCAACTGACATTGAACTTAATTCTTTAATTGCTGAACGAATTTTAGCACTGTTCTCTTTAGATAACTGTACTTGTCCTGTTACATCTTTAATTCTTGCATCAGTGAACCAAACATTCTTAGAAGGTCTTAGTTTGCTACTATCAAAACCAAATGTTGCTTTCATTTCTTCCATGCTATTGCCTTCATAACTTGTATGAAACACAATACCAATGTCAGCCGCCTGCATTTCTTTAGCAGTTTTGCTATCAGCAGGAACAACATAAGTGATTGTATTTGGTTTAAATGCAATATGAGGTTTGCCCTCAATATTAACTTGTTTCAAATCACCTTTAGTGAATAACAAGTCACCTTGTAATACACCTTCAATACCTAAATCTTTTAAATGTTCTAGTGATGAATTTAATTTACTACGCAAACCTGCTTTGCTTACTTCTTCACCTTTGTTTGTAGTATCAGGATGATTTGTTTCAATATCTTCTGGAGATTTGTTTAGTTTTGGTGTTTTTGCAAATACGCCTTTAGTACCTACAAAGAATTTACCATCTTCTGGATCTGTTCCAGCAAATACAGCCGGTGATCCGTCCCATTTTGTAGTGATTGCATCACCGCCACCTTGACCATCTAGTGTGTTTAGTAGTTTAGTAAACGTACCTACTACTCTTTTTATACCTTCAGAACCTTGCATGAACACAAGTTCTTCTGCATGGTCTAAGTGTGTATTCTTATCTTCTTCTTGTAAGTCTGAATCTAATAAGCCTTTCATCTTTTTATGAAAGCCAACTTGTTTCTGACGTGGTTTTCTTGGACCTCTAAATCTACGCTGTCTGCCTTTACCTAAAATATCTTTTATTTTCATTTCTTGTCCCCAATAGGTCTTTCACCAGTTAGATGAGGCTTAGCAAACCAAAGTCTAAACCATTCGTCTGTGCCAGGTTGTATATTATGCTTCTTTTGGAGTTTAGATTTTTCAGTTCCAGTATAAGATATGTTCTCTTGCTGAGTTTCCTCAGGTGCATATGGTTTATATATGCCTGCTAGTATCTTTAATTGTTGTAACTGTTTTTCAAAATCCATTACTTCTTAGCCTTGACACTGTTTATACCACGTTTAAACTTTCTAATATCACCAGAACGAATGCTATTAACAAGTCGTTTCTGTAAATCTAACGCAACATCTTCATCGAATTCACGATTAATGAATTCAATAAGATTGATAGCACCAGAAATTAGATTTTCGCCTTTTTGTTCTACAAATCTTTCACGTTCATTAGAATACGCTAAAGAGTTTAGTTCTTCAAAGAGACTTTTTCTAGGTTTATCCATTGGTATTTCTCCGTTCTACTGTATTTATCAGTTTTCGTCAAAAGGAGAACGTGTCTTGGTCTTTAACATTGCTCTTAAATTCTTCGCAACGTCTGTCTGTTCTTCGGATTTTTCTTGGGTTTCTGCGACTACTGTAGTCTTTTTTCTTAAATTATCCATGATATTTAACGTAGATGATATCTGTGCGCCATCACCATCGTCAAACCCTTCTGAATTATCATCTGTAATCTTCAAACTATCTCTATCAAATAACAGATTAATCTTACTTCCTACACCACTTGATGAACGAGTTTTAAGTAATTGTAACTGATATTGTCCACGTTCACGCATTGCTTGACTTGTGAAAATACCAATAACATTATCCGCAGTTTGAATTTTTGAGATACCACCTGCAATATGTGAATGGTCAAACTCAATTTCTTCAACTGCACTTCTGTTTAACTGTGATGCAGTTACCATAACTGTCTCTGTTTCCATTGCAAAGTTACGAATTTCTTCTGTAACATATTTGTCTTTGATAAACAAGTCGCCAGCTGGAACTTTCTTTGTTGCAGGCATCAACAAATCAAGATAATCGATACACATACAATCTACTTTTTTGCCTGTTTGTATTTGTAATTCTTTTAGATATGAACGCAAGTCATTAACTGTAGAGCCTGATGGAAGATATTTCACTCTCAACATACCAGACTTTTTGCCTTTAGTCTTAACTGCTAATTCAACATCATCTAATTCTTTAAAAATTCTTTTCGTACTTCTGTCTGTAAGCATTGCGTCCATACGCATACTTGATAATTCTTCTGAAAGTTCAAGAGTAAAGTAAACAACATTCATTCCAAGTTCTGCCCAATTCAAACTCATGTTTTGCATGAACAAAGATTTACCTGCACCAGAACCACCTGCAAAGATTGATATCTCACCACGATTAATACCGCCATAGAGTTTATCATCTAATGCTTTCCAGCCAGTAGATATCTGTCCGTTGTTGTCTTTTAGTTTTTCAAGTCTTGCTCTAGGATCAGCAAAGTAATCTGTACCTAAAGAACGTGCAAGTCCAATCTGAACTGCATCTTTAATTCTAGTTTCTACTTCACCATACTTGCCAGTTTCAAGTAAGTCCGCACTATCAATGATTGCTTTTTCGATTGCTTTGTGTCTACAAAAAGTTTCAAATTCATCAATAAACCAATCTGTATGTTGTTCGATGTTATCTACTTTTTCAATCTCTTGCCCTGTTTGTGCTTTGATAATTTCAGGAGTAGGAATAGTTGAGTATTCTTCTGAATGCTCAACCAATAAATCAACTACTTTTCTTACACTTCTATCAAAGTAACTAGGCTGTACAATGCTACGAACCCTAGAGTATAACTCTGGATCTGATAGCATGAATTGTACAAATAGTTTTTGTAAATCTGAACTATAATCTTTTACATCGGACATTTATATATTTTACTCTCTCTTTGTATGATTGTCAATCCTTTTATTCTTTTCTTATTGCTTTCTTTTCAAGACTAAGTTTATCTTTTAGACTCATAACATAGGCCGCTCCTGCCAATATAGCGATAGCACCTGCTTCTGCAAAAAGCATCCAAGGTTCACTATCTTTACTGTGCAATACAATTAATCTACAAAGTGCCGTCATTGCAATGATGATAGGTAATGTAACAGGTATTCTGTTACTGATATAAAATGCTCCTACCATACCTACAATCTCTGCATAGATGAATAACAAGAATAAGTCACCAAGTTCTACACGCATGTTAGTTACCATTTCGTAAACATCCATGCCTGCGGCAAACATTGTTAATGCACCAATAACTGCAAGTAACAACTTCTCACTGTAAAAAGTTGTCCAATGTAAACTTTTATCTAATCTTTTTCTTGACATTAATGTACCTTCGCTTTGAACAAACTGCTAACACTTTCTTCATTGTTAACTCGTCTAATTGCTTCGCCTAACAAACCACATACTGAAACTGTTCTTGTCTTTTTGCAATCGTTAGGACATTTGAATTCAATACTATCTGTAATGACTAATTCTTCTAATGCACTCTTTTCAACTTTCTTACATGCTTCACCGCTTAGAACACCATGTGTAATATATGCTCTAACACTTAATGCACCTGCATCTAAAATTGCCTGTGCCGCATTGCAAAGAGTTCCACCACTATCTACAATATCATCCACAAGAATTGCATGACAACCTTTAACATCACCAATTAGATTCATAACTTCTGCCTTACCAGCTTCTGGTCTACGTTTATCAACGATAGCATAATTGGAATGATACATATCAGCAAACTTTCTTGCTCTTACTGTACCACCAGCATCTGGAGAAACAAATACAATCGGTTCTTCATCTACATTGATTTGACGTTTGATGTCTCTTGCAAATACTAATCTACTTGTTAAATCATCTACAGGAATATCAAAAAAGCCTTGAATTTGTCCTGCATGTAAATCCATTGTTAGAATTCTATCTGCACCTGACTTAGTAATAAGGTTAGCAACAAGTTTTGCAGTAATAGGAGTACGACTTGCACTCTTACGATCCTGTCTTGCATAACCAAAATAAGGAATGACCGCAGTGATACGTTTGGCTGAACTACGTTTAGCCGCATCAATCATAACCATCATTTCCATTAAGTTATCATTTACTGGTGAACTTGTACTCTGTATGATGAAAACATCTTCACCTCTGATGTTATCAAAAAATTCTACACTACATTCTCCATCTGCAAAAGTTTTAATGTCAGACGGAACAATATCAGTAAAACAGTGTTCAGCAATCTTTTCTGCTAAATCTCTATTACTGTTACCAGCTATAATCTTCATAGACTCACCTATATGTTACAGTTATTACTGTTATAATAGCAAATTTAAGATAGTTTGTCAATAGATTTTACTACCAGCTTTGCAAATTCTCTGTGTGCTTCTAGACCAGGATGCCCACCATCTAGTGCTTTTGGATATTCCATTCTCACAGAAAAATCATAATCTTCTAATTTTGCAGTATTCCATTTTAACTTTTTAAAATCCCATTTGAAATCAGGCTTTATACCACTACCTGATAAAATTTGAATATGTTTTATATTATGTTGTCGTAAGTGATAATATACAAGATTAATACAATGTGATGCAGTGACAACTAAATCATATTCTTCTGACCAATGTTCTGCCAGGTTATCCACAATAGGACCTTCTTGCCATAAACCATAACGATCCTTTATACCTTCTGGTGATATTTTACACCATCTATATAGATTTGTCCATAATACCACAACCTTATCATCTTTTTTAAAATCAAAATTTAATACAGTATGACATATTTCTCTAAAACTTGCTCCACATTGAGAAGTGTTTACAAGTTGTAAATTACATTTAGTTGCAACTATACTAGGCCATGCAAGTTCGCTATGCTTAGGACCAGGATGAACAGGTGGAACAAAACAATCCGGTAAACCATGTCCATAGGTTAAGCTACAACCAAATGCAACTAACCTAGCCATTAGTAAGTCGTAATTAGTTTATCGGCTATGCCGTGCTTGATTGCTTCTTCTGGAGTTAACCAATGGTCTGTTTTTGGTGCTAACAGATGCTTACGAATATATGTTTTCGTTTTGCCTGTACACTTGATATAGTGTTCCATTAGTTTTTCGTTAGTCCAATCCATGTGTTTACGGCTTTCTACCATATCATGATATTGTCCTTTTGTACCACCTGAAAACTCATGTGACATAACCGCAGTGTTTTGTGTAAGATAACGATGACCTTTTACGCCAGACATCATCAACATAACTCCACAACTTGCGATAGAACCCATACCATATGTATAAACTGGAATACGTGATTGCTTGATTGTATCAATTAAATGCATACAACTGTCTACGAAACCACCTGGCGAATTAATATACAAGTGAATAACTTCTGGTGCTTTATCTTTTGGCATAAGATTATATTCAATAATCATTTTTACTAAAGGCATACAGTTGTCTTGATTAAATTCTTTGTCCATGAAAAGGATACCATTATCTTTGCTATACTCACCTGGTTGTTTAGGTGGAGCCGGAGGCGTCGGAGGTGGTGGGGGAGTCGGCGGCTTGGGTTGTTCTTTTGGTAGTGGAATAATTGGTTTATCGTTTTTCATGTTTTATTTTATCCTATTCTCATTTTTACACTAATCTTAGTGTTATTACTTATACGTGCATCTATAATACTTTTGAGAGTATATAGTTTGCCATAACGTTGAATTGCATCTGCGGCATCTTTTATATCATCTTCCCACATTGGAAAAGATACACTCCAACCATTTTCTTGTGCTTGTTTGATTAACTTCTCTCCAGCTTTGTCTCTGTCGGGACAAACAATCACCTCTCCTTTAAATTGATTGATATAATCAACTTGGTCTTGTGAAGCCTCATTACTTGTAATCGCAATACAATCCAATGCAATAGCATCTATTATACCTTCACATACGATTAAGTATTTATGACTTGTCTTAATCTTATCTGCATTATGTAGAAACTTCTTTGGTGACTTTGTAATATACTTTGATGCAGACTTACCTGTAATATCACGTGCAGTGTAACCAACTATTCTATCACCTTGATAGAAAGGAAATATAACTCTATTCTTAAAATTCATATGAGGAGACCAATATGCATTATCGATATGGTCAAACACTCCTCTGTCTATCAAATACTTTGTTGCAAAGATGGCTCCTTCTGGTGGATTATCTTTTGCTAAGATAACTTCTAAATCTTCTGCACCTTCTGGCAATTCACAATCAGGATAACTAGGTATCCTAGTAACTTGTGTCTTTGAAGTGAATAGGGATGGACCTTCAGACAACTCTTTCTGACGGATAGCTTCTAACTGTAAACGCTTTATATCACTTTCAGAAATATTAAGATTACGCATGAGTTTTAAAAACTTCTTATTAAGTATTCTGCCATTACGGTGACTTGCAGTGAATCCACAGTTAAAACAGTGGTATGATATGGAATCACCATCATTTCGAATACCCCCACGCATTCTGGTATCTAAACGAGGTTCGCCTTCCTCGACACAACAAGGACAGTTGAAACTAGTCCAACCACCACTTGATTGTTTATTTTTACCAGGTATATGTGTATATATTACTTGTTGAAGGTCCATAGTAGTATAATAGCAAACTACAGCCCGAAAGTCAAGTGTAATATTAGTTTCTTAGTAGGACTTTTTTGATAGAACCACTTGTCGCAGTGTATCTTACTCTGATCCAGTTTACATTTGCTTTAAGAACAAATGCTTGTACACCTGTCTCATTATTAACAGTGATTGTTGGATTAGAGAATAACTCAGGTGATAGTAAAAACCAGTCACTATGAGAACTACTTGGTTGGTCACTTAAGTCACCTTGTATTTCAACTGTGCCTGTAAAGTTATCAAAATACATAGCAAGAGTATGAATTGACTTTGATTTTGATGTTTCACCTGATCCATTGAATGCTGTAGAAATAAAGTAAGTGCCATCATTAAAGAAGTTTTCACATATTTGTGATGGTTCAAACTCTGGGTAAACATCATCAATTACTTCGATTGTGCCTTTAGCATTATCATACGTATCAGTGTATATGATTTGCTCTACGCCATTTTCTACAGTGTACATTGCAAACTGATAAAATCCCTGAGGAAGCATGATTGTATCAGCCGTTTGAATTGTTAGTGTTCCCATACCTTTGGATGCATTGGTGACAGTAAGGTATTTGAATAATACGTTTTCTCTTGATTCCCTATCATACATTTTCCATATAATAGTTTTATT